ACTACGCTTATGTTGGCATCGGGGCGTTGGCCTGCCTATCGTCGGGATACCGCACTGCAAACCGCCTCGATGCCACCACAAACCGCGCAGATTGTGACACACTAGAAACATGGCCATTTTTAATCGTGTAGTTACTAAAGCGGCAGTGTCTCCACCGCCAGCAAAAGCGGCCGCGTCTGGCGGCGCTGTAAGCCAAGCATTAGCGTCGTATTACAACTTTACGGAAGGCGAAGCACGCAACCGTTGCATGAGCGTGCCAACAATTAGCCGTGCGCGCGACTTAATCGCATCAGTTATCGGCTGTCTAAGTTTGCGAATGTACAACGAAGTTTGGAACGAATTAGACGAAGAAATGATGCAAATACACATTGCGCCACGCAGTTGGTTGCGTCGCATTGACCCAGCCGTACCAAACAACTTTATTTTGTCGTGGACATTTGATGACTTGTTTTTTTACGGTCGAGCAATGTGGTACATCACATCACGCACCGCCGACGGCTATCCAGCATCATTTCAACGTTTGCCAATGGGGTCAATTTCAACAACCGACATGGTTGGCCCGGTGTGGTTTGGGCCGTCAAAAGAAATCTATTTTAATGGCAACCAGTTAGACCCAAATAATGTTGTGCAATTTTTATCGCCGATACAAGGCATCACGTCAATGTCAACGCAATCAGTTGGTACAGCTCTCAAACTTGAAGCGGCACGTTACCGCAACAGCGCATCGAGCATCCCTGCTGGCGTCTTAAAACAAACTGGTGGCGAGCCTTTATCGGGTCAAGAATTAGCCGATTTAGCAAGCGCGTTTAACGCTGCACGCGCAACCAATCAGACCGCAGCGCTTAACGAGTATTTGACATACACCGAAACCGCAACTAGCCCAGACAAAATGTTGCTCATCGACTCTGCCGAATTCCAAGCCAAAGAAATGGCACGCATTTGTAACGTGCCTTTTTACCTTGTTGGATGTGACGTTGGCTCTTATTCTTATGTCAGCAACGACGGTGCGCGTGCAGACTTGTGGACATTTGGCGCAAAAGCGTACGCCGAGTGCATCACCTCAACATTGAGCATGAACAACATTTTGCCAAATGGTACTTTTGTCGAATTCGATTATCAGGATTATCTCTCCACCGAATACAACCAAACACAAATGCCAGAAGTAACTAGCCCAATGGGAGTAACATCACCGTCATGATTAGACTTATACCAGAAACCACATTTACCGTTGACGCAGCCGCAGGCGACGCGCCACGTCGCCAAATCTCTGGCGTAGCAGTCGAGTACGGCAAAACCGCCACAGTTTCCGACGGCACACAAGTGCGATTTATGGCCGGCTCATTGTCGGCCGAAGGTAAAAATCCGAAACTTTACATGCAGCACGACTCAACCCAAATCATTGGCCAAGTCACGGAACGCCTCGACACGCCAGACGCAATGCTATTTGTGGCCAAAGTGTCGGCAACCCGTCTGGGCGATGAAGCCATGATTTTGGCTAGCGACGGCACAATTGACTCGGTAAGCGTTGGCGTACAGCCAGTCAAATGGCACGACGACAACGGCGTAATGGTCATCGAGTCAGCAAAATGGCAAGAATTATCGCTGGTCAGCGTTGCGGCATTTGAGGGCAGCGTCATCACACAAGTAGCGGCGAGTATCCACCAAGACGACCAAGAAATAAGTATTATAGAAATAGAACCTACACAGGAGCAGGACACCATGAGCGAAGTAGCAGCACCAGAAGTAATCATTCCAACAGAACCAATCACCGCATCGGTGAAGCGTGAACCACGTTTAATGTCACGTTGGGATTACATCGCATCATTTCATCAGGGCGGCGACGCATGGGTGAAAGCACAACAAAATTTTAAGGACTACAACGAATACCACAAAGTGCCAACAGTTAAAGCCGCAGCTGGCGACGAATTTCTCACCAGCGTGCCGGGTTTGTTGACACAAGTCGAGCTTGGGCCAGTATTCCAAGACCTCAATTTCATGCGACCAGTTGTAAACGCATTGGGCGCGCGCGCTATGCCGTCAACACCGTCAGCAACTTTTAACCGCCCAACAATCACAACGCACACAAGTGCAGCGGCACAAACTGAAGGTTCTGCAGCATCAGCAACCACAATGGTTGTTGCAAACAACACTGTCACAAAAAAGACGTTTGCGGCGTACCAAAACATCAGTTACCAGACAATCGACTTCACAGACCCAGCCGCACTACAAATCGTTATTAACGACATGCTGGGCGAGTACATGGTTGCTACCGACAACGAAGCAGCAGACAACTTGTTGACCGCTGCAACATCGGCAGGCGTGTGGGATTTGTCAGTGACCGACTTGTTGAAGTCAATCTACGACGCAGCAATTGTCACACTGAACGCAACAAACTATTTGCCAACGCACATGTTTGTTAGCCCAGACACTTGGGGCGCCGTTCAACAGCTCGTCGACACGGCAGGCAGACCAATTTTTGGTTACGTCAATGGCCCTGGCCTTGCTGGCCAAAACACACTCGGTCAAGCATCGGTGACATCGTGGACTAACACTGGCCCACTCGGTTTGCAAATGGTTGTTGACAACAACTTTGCTTCCAAGACAATGGTCATCATGAAAGACATCGGTTTCGAGATTTACGAGGAACAAAAAGGCATTTTGTCTGTTGACAATCCAAGCACCTTGACACGTGGAATTAGCACACACGGCTATTTCTGCACATTCAAGGCAAATGCCAACATGATTCAAAAAATCACACAGGCCTAGTCGAGAGGCGGCTTAACCGCCATGTCAACTTACACAACGGCCAGTAAACAACTGATTTCTAACTACGCGTGCATTAGCACGTTAGAGCCAACCGATATTGCGTTGGGTGAAAACATTACGGTTACTGGTTTAGCATCACCGTTTAACGGCACATTTAAAGTGTTGGATTTACCTCAATACGAATTTACGGGTGTTGACTCAACAACAGGCGAATTTCAATTTGATGTAAACGTACCGCGCGCCAATCAAATCATTTATGCGGCAACTGGTAGCGACGTCGAATATGTAATTACTTACGCTGGCACGGTCGCTTATACGCAGTTGTGCACGTGGATTACTATCGCCGACTTAGTCACATATCTAGGCGTAACTATCAGCAACCCGTCAGACGATTACACGCTGGCAACACAAGCAACAAACGCAGCAAACGTATTTTGTTACCGTCGCCGTCAAGAGTCCGGCTATCACGACTCGCTAACCACATCGCCCGGCACAGATGCCACGCTAGGCACACTCATGTACGGTGCAGCTCTGTGGCGTAGTCGAGGGTCAATAGAAACGGCTTACGCAGCGTTTGACACTATGGGCACGCCAACACAGCAGTCATTGACACCGATAGTTAAGCAGTTGTTGGGCATCCCTCGACCAGCGGTTGCTTAATGGCTTACACCGATTTATTTAACGAGGCCATAGACGACATCAGCGCCACGTTGACAGCCGTCAGCGGTTTGCGCGTTGTGACTGACCCCACCAAACTTGTGCCTAATTGCGTGTTTTTACAAGCGCCTAGTTTTACTACTTTTGGTGGCAACGGCAACATTGTGACAATGCAATTTCCTATCAAAATTGTTGGGTCAGGCCCGGCAGGGTTGCCAGTGTTGCGCGACATCCTCGCTATCACAGCAACCGTGTTGGCGGCTGGCGTAGCGATACTGTCTGGTCAACCACATTAGAAATCGGCGGCGCATCATTCCCGTGTTACGATTTGACTATGAACATTCAGGCACAAACCGCATGAAATACACCATTACTCACGAGGCCGTAGGCAAAGTAGGCACAGAGTTTGTGCCAGACAACGGCATAAACGTGCAGGCGCTCATTGACGGCGGTTTTATCAAATCCACATCTAAAGCCACCAAATCTGATAAAACTATTACAGACACGAACGAGGAGTAACCCACATGGCAAGCACATCCACCTATTTATCTAATGCGGTAGTCACAATTAACGCAGTCGACCTCACGGGCGAATGTTCGAGCGCAAACTTGACACGCACATTTGACGCGTTGGAGTCAACAAACATGTCAAATACGGCACGCACATTTGTTGGCGGTTTGGAAAACTCATCGTTGGTCGTTGACCTCTACAATTCGTATGCGGCCGCCAGCACTTATGCCACACTAAAATCACTTGTTGGCACAGCCGTGACAGTCAAAATCAAACCAACCAGCGCCGCAACATCGGCAACCAATCCAGAACACACACTGACCGGTGCGTTCATGGGCACTCTACCTCTCGTCGTGTCATCGTTGGGCGCGCTCGACGTGTGCGGCGGCATCACATTTCAGGGTGGGGTTTACAGCGTCGCAACAGCATAATCAGAGCCGATAACGGCCCGACACGAAAGAGGCATGATGAAATTAAAATTACGCATTGACTTACAAGACGGCAACGGCGACCGTTTTATGTATACAAATTTATTTGTGTTAGCAGAATGGGAACGCACAGAGTCACGGAAATTGTCTGACGGTCGAGGCGTAGGTGTATCAGATTTAGCGTGTTGGGCTCATGCTCTATGCAAAATTGCTGGCGACCCAGTACCAGCAACATGGCAAGAATGGTTGAAACAACATCCAAACGTTGACATTGAAGCGATTGACGAGACTAATCCAAACCCTACGGAGAGGGCCACATCCGACACCAATTAGCAGTTTTGTTGTGTCAAGTTGGTTGGTGGCCCGCCGACATTCCGTTTGACACGCGCGATTTAAATACAGTGATTACAGTATTGAATAAGCGCGAACAAAGGTAACTTATGCCAATAGATGTAACGGTTGAGGTAGTAGGCATTAAAGATGCTTTAGCAAAGCTCAATCGAATAGACAAAAAATTGCGAATGCAAATTACGCGAGATTTTGCAGAAATTATGCAACCCGTTGTAGATGAAGCACAAAACCGTTTGCCGTTTGGCGCGCCTTTAAGGGGCATGGATTACAAGTGGACTACAAAAACTGGTTACCAAATTTTGCCGTGGTCAGGTGCGAGCGACACAGTTAAAGCCGGCGTGAGTGGTAAAAAAGTTAGGGAGTTTGCAGGATTTCAACAAAACTTGGCAACTTTTTACGCAAAATACACAGGGCCAACCGCAGTGTTATTTGATATGTCTGGAAGAAAAACGCCTAAAACCGATGCTGGTCGAAGGTTTGCAAACAACATGAATGCTAAGCATGGTCATGCGTCGCGTGTGTTGTGGCCAGCATGGGAAGCAACGGGCGACCGTGTTGTTAACAAGGTACGCGATTTAGTAAACCGCGTCATTACAGACCCCAGATTGTAAGGTGTTCTAATGGCATCCGTTCTCTTACCTATTGTCTCGGAATTTGACGGCAAAGGCGTTGACAAAGCAATTAAGCAATTTCAACAACTAGAAGGCGCTGGCGCTAAAAGTGCTTTTGCATTAAAAAAAGCGTTTGTTCCGGCTATTGCCGCCGTTGCTGGTTTGGCGGCAGGTTTAGGTTTAGCCACAAAAGCTGCCATTGAGGATGAAAAATCTCAAACTCTTTTAGCCACACAATTAAAAGCAACTACTGGCGCAACTGATAGTCAAGTTAAGTCAACTGAAACGCTTATTAGCAAAATGCAAATGCAATACGGCGTTGCAGACGACCAGTTACGCCCGGCATTGGCCAACTTGGTGCGTGCTACTGGCTCACTTGAATTGTCACAAAAAGCGATGACAAACGTTATTGACTTGTCGGTAGCCAAAAACATTGATTTGGAAACGGCTAGCAGTGCTGTATCTAAAGCGTTGGCTGGTCAAACTACCGCGTTGTTTAAGTTAGACCCGTCGCTTAAAGGTGTTATTGACTCGTCAAGTAGTGCCGATGAAATTATGAAAGCGTTGACGGGCACGTTTGGCGGTGCAGCTCAAGCCGCAGCGGACACCGCAGCAGGCGGTTTTGCGATTTTGCAACAACGTTTAAATGAAACTAAAGAATCGATTGGTGCAGCGTTGTTGCCGGTCGTTGAAAAGATGTTGCCAGTCTTGGAACGTATGGCGGCGTTTGCTCAAAATAACACGCAAGTGTTTTTGGTATTGGCTGGCATTATTGGAACGGTTGCAGGAACAATAGTTACTTTAAATATCGGCATGAAAGTTTATGAAGCAACAACAACGCTCATTAAAGTTGCAAACGTTTTGTTGGCTGGTTCTTTTACAACCGTTCAAGCGTCAGTTGGCGCGTTAAGCGTTGCATTTGGAATTGTGACAATTACGTTGGGCGCGTTCTATTCGTTGTGGAAAGAAGGCCCTAAAGCCATTAAAGAAACAATTCAACCGTTTAAAGATTTTGCGTTATTTATTGGTGCAACGGTAGCCAGCATTGGCAACGGAATTATTAACGCAGTAGAAATGGTAGTAAACGGCATTAACACAATGGTTAATGCCGCAATTACAGCATTAAATTTGTTAAGCCCGTTTAAAGATATTCCAAAAGTACCGTTGGTTAATTTGCCAAACATTCCCGTGCCTAGTTTTGGCACAGGCGAATTAGGTGGTGGTGCAAGCAACGGCATTTTTGCGCCGCCTAACGCACCTCGAAGCGGCGGTGGCACAATGCCGGGTGTATCCATTCCAGCAATGCCAGAATTAGCACCAGTTATTAGCGGTGGCGGTAACGGTGGCGGCGGCGGTACGCAAGGTCCGTCATACGCGCCCGTTAACGGCCCTATTGGTTATGTCGGTGGCATCCAAGACCGCATGGCAAACCGCCCAGACGTAACCATTAACGTAACTGGCGGTATTTCTACCAGCGCCCAAATCGGTCAATCCGTTGTTGACGCGCTTACGCAATACACACAAGTTTACGGGCCACTCAATCTGGCGATTAGGTAATGGCCGCAACAACCCTCGTCACTGGCGGCACGTATCTGCTAGAGCTGTCAACGGGCTACGACTCGTCAGCGTTTTACCTTGACGACTCAACGCTAAACGGCACGGCCGTACTTGACGGTGACGGCACAGATTATGTGGACATCACGCCCGTAGTGCAAAACATTGGTATTAGTCGAGGCAGACACAAACCGTTAGACGTGTTCGGACCGGGCACAATGTCAGTCAGTATCAGCGTGCCCAACACAAACCGCGCTTATGACCCGTTAAACACATCTAGTGCGTATTACAACCAGTTGACAGAGCAACCGGGTTTAGCGCCGTTGCGTCAAATACGGTTAAGTCGTAACGGCGAATACTTGTTTACTGGTCGAGTCACGACATATAACCAGCAATACAATTTGGGCGGTTTGACCAGTTACCAGATATTTGCTGCCGATGACATTTATGTGCTGTCACAAGGGTTTTTGCCTGCTACGGCTACTACGGTACAAACCTCGTCAGCGCGCATTACAAGCGTTTTAACGGCTGCAGCGTACACAGGCACTACAAGCCTTACAGCCAGCCCTACAGCCACGCTAGGCGCTTACAGCATCCCTAGCGGCACAAACGTCAACGCCTACCTCAACCGCATCCAGCAAGCCGAACAGGGCCGTATTTTTTGCAGCCGTACCAATGTTTTAACCGCCCAGCCGCGCATTGGCACAACCCTTGCCGCGCCCACCGTCATTTTTAACGACACAAACACCGCCACGCCTTATGACAACATTGTGGTGGAATTTGACCAGCAATCGGTTATTAACAACAGCAACATCACAATCGAGGGCGGCACATTACAAAACGCCAGCGACACCGACTCGATTAGCCAATACTTTAAGCAAACCGAAGCAGTCACCGACAGCCTGCTATCAAGCGATGCACAGGCCGCCACGCTTGCCAGTTACCTGCTGTATCCGATACCTAAACCCCGTTTTACTAACGTGTCAACCACGTTTGCCAGTTTGACCGATGCCCAAAAAAACACGCTTGCGCCCATAGAAATTGGTCAAGTAGTCACGGTCACTAAATCGTTTACATCTGGTACACCTACAACCGTTACACAAGATTTAACGGTTGAGGGCATAGACCACGTAATTGACATGAACACCGGGCATCGCATGAGCTTGTGGACATCGCCAACGGTCATTCTGTCGGACTTGATACTTGACGACATTACTTATGGCATCATCAACTCAACTAATGCGTTAGGATAAAGTACGACTATGGCCAATACACAAACCACCGTTCCGTTGTTTACTAGCGGTCAGGTTTTGACTGCCGCACAACAAAACACCAGTGCTGGCACTGGCGTGCCGGTGTTCGCTACGACTGTGACGCGTGACGCGGCGTTTGGTGGCAGCAATAAAGCGTTGGCAGAGGGCCAGTTGTGTTACATCGAAGCGAGTGATGTGGTGCAGTATTACTCTGGTAGCGCGTGGGCTACTGTCGGGCCGTCTACGGCTGGCGGATTAACTTTGATTACAGCGCAAACTATTGGTACGGCAGTATCAAGCGTTACAGTAAGCAGCGTTTTTAGTAGCACTTACGACAATTACAAAGTAACTTTGTCGGGCGGTACTTCATCTACAGATGACATTTCTATAGGGCTTAAACTTGGTTCAACTGCAACTGGTTATTACATGGCTTATACAGGCGCAAACTATTCAGGTGCAGCTTCATCTATTGTGTCAAATAATAACGCAGCATCTTGGACGCGTGCTGTATCGGGATTTACAAACGGCTTACAAGCCAATTTTGAGTTACTAGGACCAAACTTAGCAAAAACAACATCTATTTTAGGCGCGCAAGTTGCTCTTACCGCAGCACGAAACTACGCAGGTTATCTCAACGACACAACCCAATACACCGCTTTTACATTGACACCAGAAGCAGGCACATTAACTGGCGGCACAATCCGCGTCTACGGATACTCAAACAGTTAAGGCATGACATGACATACGAAGAAGCCGTTGCGATGTATCCACACGACTCAGTTTTTATCCAAATGGACGATGTCGTGCGGCCTATGACACCAGCCGAATATGAAGATTTTATTCAACGCCAAGTTGATTACATACCAGAGTCATGACAGTCAATAATTTGCCCAAATTTATTATTTTGTTAGTAGGGCTTTTGTGTTTAACGGCGCTTATGATTGCAGACAAAATAGACATGGCTAGCGGCGTACCGATGCTTACAATGATTATTGGTTACTCGATAGGGAACGGCGTGAACGCTAAACAAGGCGGCGAGTCAAGCAATGTGTTTGGCAAACGCAACAAGTGATACCAGCCAACCCTAAAGTCATCGGGTCTAAGCCGTACACAGGCAACAGTGACGGTGCATCTGCAGGCCCACTGCCCGGCATGGATGAATGGATACGGCGTGCAATTCGCTACGGTGCAGGCGCGTTTTGGAATAACGGCAGTTGGGGCGTGCGCGACATGCGCGGCAATCCCGGCTCATTATCTGTTCATGCCACTGGTCGAGCCGTTGACTTGTCATACAGGCCGTCAGAGCAACACCCAACGCAAACCGTAAAGGCACTATTGCGTTTATTAACATTGTGCTTGCTAATGCCAACGAATTAGGTGTGGAGTGCGTGCTTGATTATTTTCCTAAAGCATTTGGGCGCGGCTGGCGTTGTGACCGTCAAGCTTGGAAGTCGTACAGCAAACCCGAAATACACGGTGCGCCGGGTGGCGATTGGCTGCACGTGGAAGTATCACCAGCGTTTGTGAACCAGCCCGTAAGCCTTATACAGCAAGCGTTTAAGAGAGTATTCACCGAATTGCCACAGTGATGCCCTATGGTGGAAACACCGACGATAAGGGAGATGCAAATGGCAGACGCAAAAACATACATTTACGAGGTTTACACCACGCACCTAGACAGCCAGCAAATGGTTTTGGTGCAGATATTCCGTGACCCAGAGACCGACCAAGTGCTGCACGCACAAATTGCCTTTAAGGATGCAATTGGTGACTCATGGCAAACGCCTTACCAATTGGAGAAAAAATGACATATTTTGCTATCAAAATAGGCGCATGGGTGGTTACTGGCTTAGCGGCATTTACGTTGCTCTACGGGGCTAGTAAACCGTCTGACAGCCAACCAGCGCTAGTAGGCCAACGCACCACAACCTTTGTGAGCATTGTGCCCACGTTGCCAACCACAACAACCACGACCACGACCGTGCCTAAAGGATGCGCCCAGTACGTTGCCGATGCCATAACCGCTGGCTGGCCTGCAAGCGAAGCGCCAATGTTGGCGCGCGTCATGTTCAGAGAGTCACGGTGTAACCCGTTGGCGTTTAACAGCCGTGACAGCAACGGTGGCAGTCGAGGCTTAATGCAAGTCAACGGCGCGCACAAGTCATGGCTTATTAGTGAGGGTTACATAACCAAACTTGACGACTTGTTTAACCCAGATGTCAATATCCGTGCCGCGTTACACCTCTGGTATAAAGTGGGCTGGTCAGCATGGGCTGTGCCCGGCTCATGACTGACGCACAATATCCCGAAACAGGCATAACAGAGGAGACCCGACGAATGTATCCCGATAACTACAGCGACAAACTTGGCAAAGTTTATAGCGAAATGATTAACGACATGTTTAGACCGCACCACGTTGCTCGACCAGAGCCACCAGACCACAGCATTTTGCTTGACGAATTAGAGCTGCTGCACGAGGCGCACATTACCATTGGTGGCCAACAAAATAGGTTTAACGCTGCAGTAATAAGAAGCGCAATAAATGTTATACGCGCCCTGTAAATTGTGCGGTTTAACCATGCACGGCACTCGATACCGGCACAACCCAGAAAAAGTAATGTGGTTACACCCCAACCTAAAAGCGTGTGCTAAAGTAAAACCAATAAACCCGACGATTAGGAGCGGCGATGAGCAGTGAACAGGTAATTATCAAACTTGACCAGCGAGACAAAAACAAGGTAAACAACATTGTTGCCACTTGTGAAGCACAAATAAAGTTGCGTAAGCAGCGTGAAAGTTTTGTGCATCCAAATACCGCTGGCACAATGAGAGTTGGCTACACGGCCGAATATGCGTTTGCTAAATGGCTTGATGTGCCGTTTAAGTACAGGCCTTACGACCGTTTAAGCACTGACGTTATGGGATACCAAGTAAAAGCAACATTACGCGACAATGGCTGTTTAATCAAAAAAATCACTAATCCAAGTGGCGTTTATGTGTTTGGAACAGTTAACGAAATTTATGACGAAGTGATATTTAGAGGTTGGATGTTGAGTGAGGAAATTGAGCAAGAATGTTATTGGCGTACTGATGTACCTAATGCAGCATGGTTCGTTCCACAGTCACAGCTCTGGTCAATGAACGAAATGACAGCAACACAAGAATTGGAGATGCATCGTGGCACATTTTGATTTATCGCTATACGAGACAGTCGCCCAACGTTTAGTGCGCTGGTGGGAACAGTATCCAAACGGCCGCATCATCACGTCAATACATCACTACGACGGCTCAACAATTATTATGCGCGCAGAGTGCTACAACAACGATGACCGACTTATTAGCACGGGCTACGCAGAGGAAGTATTCGGCAATAGCCCGGTCAACAAAACATCGTTTTTAGAAAACTGTGAAACCAGCGCCATTGGGCGTGCAATCAGCAACAGCAACATTGGGCACACTGGCGAACGTGCATCGGTCAGCGAAATGGAAAAGGTAAACCGTGTAAATAGCACGCCTCGACCAGACGCACACGGCAGCGCGACACCTAAACAGATTGGGTTCTTAAAGAGCTTGGCGCGCGGTAAGGGTTGGGATGATGTGATGTTGCTCGAATACATCCACCGTTTGTTACAGGTAGATGACGTTGTAGTTGAAACGTTGACCGCTGGCCAGTGTTCGGCCGTGATAGACGGGCTAAAAAAATGATTAACCCAGACGAGTCTTACAACCGTTTACATGACCACATGATGGCTATTGCGCGTGAGCGTGATTGGCTACAAAAGGAAGTTGACCGTTTGACCGACGAATTGCATTTGGCGCACGAAGCGTTAAAACGCGAGTTTGTGGATAAAGGCATTATGAAAGCAGTAACAAAATGAGCCGGCTGGTATGGCTTGCGTTGGCAATGACAGTGTTATGCACCGTTTTAATGGCATGGTCTGATAGAAACTAGAACACTCACAATCGGCTAGTAGCACGGCTGTATCACTGTCGCAGGTGACGGGGCTAATCGTTGGGAACAACGTTTGACCAGCGCGCCCCGAAACTTGCAACACGAAAGGTGACGGGCAAAGCGTTGGAGCGAGTCGTAAACATAATCGACTA